TTATTTAAAAGAAAGTAAACGCAAGCCATTTAAAATCACTAAAATCGTTGAGCCTTCGTGTCCAACAACACCAAGCGGCAAGTTAACTACCTGAAAAACATTGGCTAAAATCAATAAGGTAATCACAGATAAGGCAAAAACAATATTTTGTTTGATAATGGTCTTCATTTTGCGGGAAAGTTGAATCGAAAATGGAATACGAGTCAAGTCATCCATAATCACACTGTCTGCACTTTCCATTGCAATATCTGTTCCTGATCCAATAGCATAAGAAACATCTGCTTGAGCAAGGGCAGGAGCATCATTAATACCATCTCCTACCATGGCCACAAAACCATATTTGGTCTTTAATTCTGCTAACTTAGCCACCTTATCTTGAGGCATACAGTTGGCTACCACTTCATCAATACCAAGTTTTTGTGCCACATAATTGGCAGTTCGTTCTTGGTCCCCTGTTAACATGACCGTCTTGATTCCCATAGCATGAAGAGCTTCAATGGCACGTTTTGACTCTAATTTGATGTCATCTAACAAAGCGTAGTAGGCTACTAGTTGGTTGTCGCGAGAAACAAAGATAAGAGTTTTCCCTTGACTTTCTTCTACCTGAATCGTTTCTTCAAAAGCTGAAAGATCTGGCACCATCTCTAAAATAAAGGATTTCTTCCCAATGCGCCATTCTTGCCCTTGATAGAAGCCCTGAAAACCTTTCCCAGAAATTTCTTCTAAGTGGTCAAAGGTCAGTGGCTCCAATTTTTCAGTGTATTCAAGAAAGGCTTTAGAAATAGGATGGGTACTAGCAGCCTCTGCTCCTTTTACCAGTCTATTCACGAGCAACTCATCTTCCAAATAATGAGCATTCACAACAGAAGGTTTTCCTTGGGTGAGCGTTCCCGTTTTATCCATGACAACAGCCTTAATATCTCCCATGTTATCGACAATATCCCCTCCTTTGATAATCAATCCCTTCCTGGCTGCACGAGAAATAGCAGCCAAGCTAGCAGGTGTGGAACTGGCAATTAGGGCACATGGTGAAGCTACTGTTAAGAGAATCATCCCTCGGTAAAAAGCAGCCAACCAAGTCCAAGAAAGCACAAAGTGGCTAAAGAGGATAAAGGCAGGAATAAGGACGAGCACAAATTTGACATAACCATCTTCTAAGCTTTCGATAAAGGTGGCGGTTTTGCTTTTCTTTTCTTGGGCAGATTCCACCAGATTAATAATCTTGGCAAAGAGAGTATCGTCATTTTCAATAGTAACCAACATATCTATGGTTTGTCCTTGGTTAATGGTTCCCCCAATCAGATCCTGGCCTTCTGCCTTATCAACAGTGATAGGCTCACCAGTGACCATAGATTCATCAAATTGACCAAAAGGACTAAGCAACTGCCCGTCAATTGGAACAGCTTCTCCTTTACGAACTTGTAAACGGTCACCAACACTCAAGGATCTGGTCTCAACTTCTAAAATATGGCCATCTTCTTGGTATTGACGAGCTGTATCTGGCGTCAAGGACATCAAGCCTGAAATAGCATCCTTACTTTTTTCCATGGCCATTTCTTCAAGCATATTGGACAACGAAAAGATAAAAATAAGCAGAGCACCCTCCAGCCAATAGCCGATAATTCCAGCACCGATAGCTGCCAAAATCATCAAAATATCCACTGACAAGTGTTTGTTCTTCACCAAATCCAATATACCCGTTTTTGCAGACGCATATCCTCCAATCAAGAAGGCTGTAATGAAAATAGCGGAAGCCACTTGTGGAAATGAGTGTAAAAAGGCTAGGCCAATTATTATTAATACCAAACACGCTAAAGTCTCCATTAAATGAAGATGGTCTGCCATCCATTGTCTGATTGTCATTTTTAGTTCCCTCGCAATTAAAAGTTATTCAATCTTTAAGATATATTAATTATAATAATTCTAAATAAATAAGTCAAGTAATTTAGAAACATTCTAAATAAACTTTTTTAAACTTACCTTTTGCTTTCAAAAATCCTAACTTCAACTATTTGCAAATATGAAAAAAACTCCCCCTACTTGCGGAAATGATATACTAATAGAAGGATGACTGACCATTATAGAGTGCATGCATTAGAACTTGGCTTAACTGAAGAGAAAACTACTAACTTTATGCCCCAAATATAAAAAAAGAACCTTGTCGCTATCAATAAACATCGATAGCAACAAGATTTTTCTAGACGAATTATTTAACAGCGTCTTTTAAAGATTACTTAATATTGTGCACATATAATATAATAAACTTTGATTTTATAAAGCTACAAAATAACGAAACTTTATATAATTGCTTCGAATCAACTATGTAAGTTTTAAACTTATGCCCCCTATTTACCCCTTTAATAAAACTACTTCTCAGGGGGCAAAGAAAATACTTATCTCGAAAGCTCCACCAGCACCTCTTCCACTTTTTCGTCTGTCACAACTTCCCCATTTCTCACTTCTTCATGCGGCAACACATAATCAAAAATCTGTCCGTTCTTGCGCACGATCATAACTGTGTCTGCTGTGATATATCCATTGTCAATCGCTTGCTTAAACTCGTTGTATGTTAGCATTTTTACTCTCCTACTTATTTATTCGTATTCTCATAGCTTAAATTAACTTTTTAATATCAATCATTTTGAATTTAACTAGTATCATGGATTTGATACATAAAGTTATTTTCTTTTATTTTTTGGTAAGGTGAACCTCTATAGCTATAGCTGAAGAGCTCACTGTCTTATTATCGTTATATAGCATTAAGTATTTAGACTGATCAAATATTGCTCCAGGTGCGGGCATCATATCGTACCAAAAACTGTCTCCTGAGCTCTCTATAAATTTAATATAGCCTGTCTCGTACGGAGAATTATTGAACTCATACAAATTTTTTCGAGACACTAATATTTTTCTGGTTTTACAATCTAATTCTTGAACAGTGACTTGTTTTTTATTAGTTGTAATATCAAACGAAAGTATATTTTCATTATCTTCATAAACTTTTACTGTAATATTCGGGAACTTACCTTCAATTTGATTTCTATGGTGCTCAGTAACACCTCCGTACATACAAGTTTTTTTGGCATTTTTACAACTATTTCCTTCCGAATAATAGCAGTTATAGTAGTAATTGGAACCAAAAATATCTACATCTTTATTTTTATATTTTGCAGCTAAATCTTTACTATTAAACTCTGTTTTTACTGAATCATAGTTTTTAAGTTTCAAATCCTTAATGGGAAAAATCAAATCATGCTGTAAAAGCTGACCTGTGGATCTTACATTAGTCCCTTCTACAAAATGGTTATCATATAAACATCTCAAATTACCCATAACACCAGTAAATTGGCTAGATTTGTTTAATTGTTCTGGAGTAGGGTCAGGCTGACTACTTGCAAAAACACTAATCGATAATAATTGTGCACAAAAAACTACACATGCTACAACGAGTATTCTTATTCTTTTATTCATTTGGCTACCTCTTATATATTTAAAACGTTATATAGATTATAACGTTAACTTTTCATCTCCCCAATTACCTCAATTCTACACCATTTGTTATTAAAAATCTATAATAAAATTAAATCAATGTTTTAATTTTAAAAGAGATAAAATTGAAATAAAAAAGCAAGAGCCGCTAATGTCAGGCGATTCTTGCTAGTGTGATTATCCTATGAATGTGCAGGGGGATCAGTATAGAGGTAAAAGTGTCTGTATATTAATAATTTTGTATCGCACGAATTAAATCATAGTTGTAATACGGAACATTTCGTTTTACTGAATTATCTTTATCCAACAATCCCTCTCCTACCAAGAAGTCCAAAGCTTTTTTCACTGTTGCTGGATGGAACTCCGTAGCCTCGGCTAACTGTTTTGCAGTTGATACAGGAAAACTAAAAGTAGCAAGCCAAACTGTTTTTTGAGTTTGAGTCACACAAACAGAAAGTCCTTTTTTGGCATGTTCATCCGCATTTCGAATTTTCTTTAAGATATTCTTGGCCATTTGCTCACTAGCATTGAGAAAGAGATTAAGCCATAAGTTCCAATCTGGATTCTCTCCCCTTGTAGCATTAAGCGCGTTATAATAACGAATTCTTTCCTTTTCTAATTCTTCACTAACGAAAAATATTGGGTGTTTTAGAAGCCCCTCCTGAACAGACATCAATGCAATAAGAATTCTCCCAAGACGGCCGTTACCATCTAAGAAGGGATGAATTGATTCGAATTGCGCATGAGCAACTGCAATTCTCAATAAAATATCACTATTAAAGTTAATAGATTCTTGAGTCCTCCCGCACTCTAAACTCGAATGATATTCCCCATTTATAAAAAATTCGAGATTTGTCATAAATGCACCAATTTCGTTTGCGGGAATGGGGATATACGAAGCATTTTCGATATCCTTATCTGGACCAATAAAATTTTGAATCTTCCTAAACTCTCCGCCGTTAGATGTAGTTCCTCTAGCTTCATCAGACATCAAAAGGCGATGGAGATCTTTTATCAACCGTGTAGTTATGACATCGCCTTTTTTTATTTTATGAAAACCAAAATCAATCGCCTTTTTATAATTAAAAACTTCTCGTTGCTGCCAATTTTTGGCACCTACTTTAGCAGTCTCCATTATTTCATGGAAAGTTACTTGAGTCCCTTCTATTCTTGTCGATTGTACTGACTCATTGTAAGATAATAAACTGAGAATCGAAGAGTTAATAATGGATGATTCTAAAACAGCATCTAACTTCCCCAGAACCTTATTTACTATTGCCAGTTTCTTATAAAGGCTTAAGGCTTGCTTATCCTCTAGCAAGACTGGTAACTTTTTTATTCCCTGTAATGCCATAATCCTACTCCTTAAGATATTTTTTGCGTTTTTATATATTATATTTGTTTTTATTTCAAAAAACAAGATAAAATATAATAAAAAACCGCCCTCGATTAAGAGAGCGGTTTTGTCTTATCTCGGAGCTTTACCTCCTAATTTAATTTACCCCAAAGGCTGATGCGATTCCCATCTTTATCAGTCTGTCCAATAGCTAGGTAGTTACGCATACCTGAGCCTCCAACATAGCTAATCCAGTAGTAGCCATTGGCGTAACCCTCACTGTCAAAGCTGACAGTATCGCCTTGTTTGTAGCTACCTACTACTTTGCTGGCGAGACTTGGCCAGCGTCTGATATTGATCTCTGCAACATCAAGGGTAAAGGTGCCTGTTTTTGCTGTCTCCACGATCGTTTCAGAAGTTTGCGGCTCGGTGCTGACTGGTTGCGTGACTGTATCCCCTTGATATGGTGGGTAAAACCAACCTATCACGCCAGTAAAGTCACGAGTGTTAAAACGAGCTGGTGCACCGACATACAAAGCATCAGGATTGCCATCAATGTTTTGCTCGACAGTGCGCATGGTGTAACCGTCACTATCCTCGATAACAATTCCCGTATGTCCAAATTGGTGATACGGCACTGATTGGACAAAAAATGCTCCCGTCAGTGGATTTGCATCTGTCGGCATGCGATGGACTTCCCAACCTACGGCAGCAGCGCTATCTAGTAAGTCAATCGCATTTCCCCAAAGGTCGACATCGAACCAGTGCTTTGCTGCATAACAAGGCACATCTGCACATTGCCAGCCCGCAAAACTATCTTTGTCAACACCCATACCAGCATTGGCCAAATTAATAAAAAATTCAATGACTTCTCGACATTGAGAATTAATCATTTGCTTCTCCTTTCTGACAATAGCCTCTTTATCCCATTTCTGCAAGTTATTCTCCTCAATAATTTGGATAAGTAGCTCCGCATAGCCACTCGCAGTCGCATAGCCTGCATCTTTTATAGCATGACAAGCTTTTTTATAATCAGCCTCCCCAATAACAGACTGGTAGCGTGGATTATCTACTAAAAATTGTCCATGGTCAGCGATAGATTCATCCCAGCTGTCATAGGCTCTAAACCTGTCAACAATGTCAGTAATAACACCAGCTTGATATTCCTCTTGGGTTTTGGTGTTAAACGACTTACCGGTCCAGCTTGCGTCTGCCTTAATACCAAACAAAGCGTTATGTGGTGCATGTTTACCCCACCCGCTCTCTAAGATAGCTTGTGCTGCGGTCAAGGATGGCAAGATTTTGTACTTAGCCCAGCCATCTAAACAGCCTTGTTTAATTTTATCTAAAAAGGTCATCTGTCCTCCTTATCTAAAAACGGATAAAAGATAAGAGCAACCACAGATAATGGCACATACAGTATTGCGATTGCTATAACTAATGCTAATCGTGTGATTGCTCGCATGGCTCCTCCTATTTTTTGGGCTCATGGTAAGTCAATGCTTGTTCGCTGTCAGATAAGCCTTTTGTAGTAGGATCTGTGACAACGCCAAGCAATACCAAAAGCGTTACAGCTGTGTTGGCAATATCCGCGATGTTTGATGGTAATTTAATACCTAATTGTTGCGCTAACAAAAAGATAGCTCCCAAAATAGCCATCAAGGTTACTTTGTTTTGTAGTCGTAATTTTAAATTGATCATTTGATTTCTCCTCTCATCATATCTTTTAAATCTTTAACATCATCTGTTAAATTTTTAATTTGCTCTGTCATTGTAATCAACGTTTTATTTTGCTCAGCGTGCTCTTCAAGCCGCCGAGCATTTTGGCGTGTAACAATTTTTAAATGCTCTACCTCAGATTGCAACAAAGTAATATCTGTCGCATGCTTGATGGATTTTGCATTAAAAATATTGTAAGTCGTGACGATAGCTAAAATAAAGCCACCAACGCCAAATATCAACTCTGTTGCCATAAACCACCTCTAATCTTGTTTAACCAAATCAGCGTACTTGATAACTGTTACTTTGGCTTCTGACTCTAGCTCCTCTAAGGTTTGTTTGTCATACTCAAATGCTTCGTTAACGTGTACGAAGACTAGGTTCCCTTCGCCTGCTTCACCGTCTTCCTCTTTAGTACTGTCGACCACCGTAAAGACATCATACGCTTGATACTCACCTTTTTTGGCTGGCTCGATTAGCTCAAGCATGCCTTTATAAATGTCAGAATCAATCTTGCCGCCGCTCATTAACATGTGGATCGTTTGTAAGTTAATCATCTTTTGCGTGCGCTCTGCGGACACCTTAGCTAGTCCAGCAGCTGTTTGAGCAGTTTTGGCAGTCTTAGCGGTTTCCTGTGAGATTTTTTCAAGGTCGTCTACCTTTTGCACGGCTTCGCCCATTGCAATTTCAACGTATTCAGATTTTTTAAATTCTTCCAAAGTAGCTTTGATAATCTCTGTGTCATTAGTCGAGATTAAGTCTTGCTTAACAAGTTGAGAGATGACTGAGCCATCCTCAGCAGTGATAATAATATGTGTGCTTGCGACTGCTCCTGTGCTGTCAAATTGTGGGTATTTTCCTGTCACTTTCCAATTTCTCATGGTTATTCTCCTTTTTTACTTTCTTCAAATTGTTCCAAAATGTTGTCGATAAGAATGATTTCAGATGATGTAAATTCATCTTCACACTCTTCTAAAAAGTTTAAAAAGTCAATAAATCGCTTGGAGTACTCACCCCCTTTAATCACAATTTCTTCATCAGCTAGCTCGTTGAGTAGGCCGTTGAACTCGTCGAGTTTAGCGGGGTCTGCTAGCTTGATGTTTTTGTGCTCATCAATGACAAACTTGCCATCTTTGTCTTTTTGAGCATACAGATCAATAAGGTCACCCTCATCCTTGGCGTACTCTTTGAATTTATCTACTACTTTTGCGAGTAGCTTAGCACGTCCGCGGTTTGCTCGCATGTTCGTGACTTTGATTTTGTCTAGTACACGATATAGTGTGTTTAAATCTTTGTTTTTAATAGTTAATTGCATATTATCTCCTGTTAAATTTTTGTGATGTAGTTATTCAATTCCCCATTCACAGCACTTACAAAATTGCCATGAACGGTATTCCAGCCGACGTTAGCTAAGTGCTTCCAACAACGTCCTAAAGCTACTACAGCCGCATACAAGTCGTTCATATCAATCATTTTTGTCATCTTGTCTGGTCTAAACTTAAATCCTCGATTGATGTTAAAGTCATCTGCAATAAGTACATTATCACCGTATAGCTCGGTTTGGTCGACTGCAGCAGTATGGTTATATCCCGTAGCGTACCTAAATGACCTTAGCCCTGCAAAACGACCGGAAGAAGCGCTGTCGATGCCATCTCCTGATGAGGTAATGCCGATAGAGGCATACAACGCTGAGCCTCTATAGCCTTTTGGTGTGGCATTACTAAAATGTACAAAAGCAGTATGTGTGCCATCTTTACGTACTAAGGCATTGTTTTTGCTATTAAAATTAATTGTGGCATCTCGATTAAAGGTCATATTGGCATTATTTAGGTCCCACTGACTTGCCCCATTTGTAGCGGCTAATACACCTCCAGTAATTTTGCTAGCTGATAGTGTTACAGATTGGACTGATGTTGCAAAGATGTCTTTGGCAAACAACGTCCTAAAATATCCCTCGTTAGCAGTGAGTTTATTAAAAAAGGCATAGTCCATCTTAATTTTCTCACCAGTAATGGCCTCGGTTGCAATCCTATTAGCATTAAGATAACCAGTATTAATCTTACCGGCATCCATGTTAGCAATATGAGCATCTTTGATGACAGCGTTGCTGATGTAGCTGTTACCATCAAGAGTGATATTTTTTCCAGTGATTTTAACCCCAGACCTATCAAGATTGATTGCCGAGATAATCTCACTGCCAGACATTTTGCTTGCTGGGAGTTTATCCCTGATTGCGAAGGCTATCTTGTCGTAACTCTGAGCAATAGTTGTCTCAACATCACCTTTTGATACCTTTGTGCTGATCAGGTCACTTAACTGATTAATCCGACTTGTAGCATTTGATTGATTATCACGTACAGTTGTTTGTAGTCCCTGTACAGTCTGAGACAAACTGCTGTAATTTTGGTTTGCATTTGTGATTTGTGACTGCAATCCTTGTGCTGTCTGAGACAATCGAGAAACATCATTAGCTGCATTACTAACTCGTAAATCAATGCCACTTACCTTTTGAGATAGCGTTGAGTAGTTACCAACACCATCATCAAGACGACTGCTAAGACTATCAATTGTTTGGCTTAAACGACTGTATTTGCCATCAAGTCCACTAATACGACTATCAAACATTGATGCTAGCTGAGTACGTGCGGATTCAACTGACTCACTTTTGACAGTTTGTTTGATACCATTCAGAGTTTGCTCAAATTTGGAATATCGTTCATCATCAATAGACTTGACTTGTAACAATATCTGCTCAGCTGATTGCGCAATGGCACTTGACATCTCTTTGTTGGCGTACTCGACTAGCATTGCCTTATTATTGAACTTGATTTTGCCCCACAAATCTGACTTAGGGTCTTTTAGCTGTAAATCAAGCTCTTTGACCTGCTGAGCTAGTCCAAAAGCTTGTTGAGTGGTAACTTTAGGCTTTACAAAGTCGTGCATTGTATTGTCATCCTCGACCTGTAGCTTTTTGATTATGGTATTGCCAAGGCAACTACTGTTAAGTCTCACAGTCTCACTTGACTTATCTGCCTTAAAGGTCACATAAAAACGACCATCTGCAAAAGATAAGTCGTGCTCGTTTATTGTATATGTTGGGTCTCTGCTCATTTATCCTCCTTAATCTATTTTTTTAGTATGAGTTTTTTTAACTCAGCAATTTTTTCATCTACGTAATCTTTAGTCGCAGCATGTTTTCCAGATGTTGGATCTTTAACTGTTAGATTACCATCCACAATTGAACTTGCACATGACCAAAAGTCACCATCTGGACCTACATAAAATTTGTCTTTATTTTTATTTCTGATTCTGAGCATTTTACCAGCTGTGCCTGATGTTGAGTTAATGTAGATTCCTTGAGCAGCAGTACCTTTTCCGCCTTTCTGTTTTTTAACGATATCAATAGATAACGCTGCAGCGTTTTCATCGTATTTTGCCTCAACGTTTGGGTTTTCGTGTGTGATTTTGAGCGTTCCTAGCGCTTTTTCTGACCCTCGTAGCTGCATCGCACTACCATTTTCATTGCCGCTAGTAATATTAAGCGCAGAGGAAAAATTAGGTGTGCTTGGCTGGCGCATCGCAATATTAACGGCATTAGTCTTACCGCTGTAATCGACAAAAAGCGCCGATTTATTGAAGGTCTCTTTACCCGTCCGCAAGCTCATTAACGGCCCATCACTGGTATCATTGTTAGAATAGACAACAACACCAGCACCTTTCGATTTAGACATATCAATGTTAATCGCTCCTCCTACGGAAGATGAGGGTTTAATACCACTGTTAGGTTTAAACTGTAGTTGTCCTGTCACTATGCCGCCTGTCAAGCTCAATTTTTCGTCTAGCTTTGCATTTGACTCTGCTTTTAAGTAAACAGCGTTTTTATCTGCTTTATTTGATTCTAATTTGGTGATTTTACTATTAGTTTCTTTTTTTGTGCAAACGCATCTAGATCTAATTTATTAAGGTACTTAAGCTTACTAAATTGGTTTTTACCATCACCAAACTTAGCATATCCTGTGTCGGTCTCAAAGCCTATTTCACTCTCAAGTAAGATGACATCGCTGCGAGCCCATTCTTCGGCAGTCATCCGCTTAAATTGGACTCTTAATGGTATAGTTTCTGTCATTAATTACCTCCGTCTAATATAATTTGTGGGCTGTCTGACCACTGCCCTGTGATTGTGGCATTATTACCGTCAACAACATCTTTATAATCCATCTCCAGAGCCAATTCCTGCACCTCCGACGCGTTTAAATCTATCTGCTTAGATTTATACCAGTCGCTGGTTACAAGCACTGTGTAGCTAAACGGATAGACATTGATAGTCTCAGTATCCTTAGTCAAGCCAAAACTCTCGACAACTAATTTGGGATTTTTAGGTGTTAACACTAAGCGAGCACCTTTCATGTTAGCCTGTGTCACTGTGATTCCTACTTTACGCAGTAGCTCACAGGTTGCCTCAAAGCTGATAGTGTATGTCTTGCCTTCTTCAAAACCTTCACCATTATGGGCAATGTCAATATAACCTTGTTCAAAAGTGATAACTTTGTCAGTATCACCATCCAGTCTGTTGCGATTGTAAAACGTGCCGCCAGTTGATCCAACAATGTTAGCTGTAACTGTGGCAGTTTCAGACGTGTCTTCCAGTTTAGCTTTAATGTCAGCTAAGCCATCCTTGCTAAAACCGGCTTTGGCCAAAGCATCATCAATCTGCTTTTCATCAACTTCAAGGTCTTTAAGAGACGTTCTAAATTCTTCAAGTTTTTTATCAAAATCTTGCTCTTTAGTGTCAGCATCAGATAAAAATTTTTTGAGTCGCTCATCGACTGCCTTGGCTAGCTCCTCAGCTTCCAGCACTTTAGCGTTAACCTCAGCAACTTTGACCTCAGCATTAGCTTCAGCTTTTTTGATGCCATCTTCAATCTCTTCACGGAGTTTAGCTTCTTTTGTGTCAAAAATACGATTAGCATTATCAATCTGCTTTTGTAATTTTGCTTCAAATGCTGCGTCATGTTGAGCAGTTGATTCAGCTACCTTATTGTCAATTTGATTGCTAATTTGTTTTGCTAAGTTGGTCTTAATCTCTCCAAAGATGATGGATTTTAACCGATTGGCCATAGGGGCGAACCGATAGCCAGTGATTTGCATTCGTAAGTCTCTGTCATAGAGCTCGTGGAAGACAATTGCTGTGTCAAATAGCCTAACAGCGCCCTCGTAGTTATTAGTAACATCAATTTTTAAACTATTACCTGGTATGTCGCAAAGAGTTTTTTCAAAGTATTTCTTACCATATGCAAGCAAGTCCTCTTCTGTTTTGACATCTTGATCCTGCACCTTGATAGTCTTTTCAACAATTATCGGATGAGTGTCTTTGAGCTTGCTCTCAACAGTTACCCTAATCGTTTTCTTTTTGCTAACTTCATTGTGGCCAATGTCTGCATCAGAAACTTCTCTAGATTCCTCTTCCCGCTGCTCCTCAACTTCTGCAACGAGATGCAGTATCGAGATGAGACCTTTTATAGTATCTGTCTCCTCATAAGATTTGAGGTTTTTCTTATACATAAATAAGGTCTCAGTGTCTTTACCAGCTTTTTTGAGCAAATTAACCTGATACTTATCACGTACAAGCTCGCCACCCCACTGCCCCATGATTGAGTGCTTGCCATTAGCTAAAGCGTCCATAACAGATACGTCTGATTGATTAAATGTGTGACGACCGTCAATATCACTAAAAAAGCTAAAAGGATGCTCACGCTTGATATTACCTGCTAACTCTGACATTACTGTCATACCTTGCACCCTATCAACACTGATAGAGTCAATTGCATAGCCATTTAAATCATCGGCGACCTGATTACCATAAACATTGATATAGCCATGTCGCTTAGTAATCTCAAAAACCCTAAAAAGCTGAGTTCCATGTAGGTCATCAGCTTCTAGGATTATTCCTTTTTTGATCAAGGGGCGATACTCATGTTTAGCTGGATACTTAAAACTTAATTTATAATCGCTATTCGCTTCCTGTGTAATCTCATCTTCAAAGGCTGCTACAAGAGGTGTATTATCATCTTTAATCGATATCAAACCTTGTACCTCCACCTTGGACTAATTGTTAACCTGGCAATGCCTCCGCTTACGGCAATACCTTGTGTGCCAGGTTGTATTTCAAAAAATCTTCCTCTTATTCGGATTGAGTTTTTCACATTACCTTCACCATCATAAACGCATTGTTGGCCATGTTTGCACTCAATCGTTGCTTTACCTGACAAATTTAATTCCATGACCTGTTTGTCAATGGTTAGTGTTCCTTTGCCGGTACCCTCAACAATTATCTTAGGTTCACTAAAAACATTTCCTGGATTATTTATACTTCCATTGCCTGCAATCGTTACATCTGAGATACCTTTCGCATACCTAAATGGATATAGTGCAAGTTTAAGTGTGACTCTCCACGAGTTCATAGTTACCGCATTGATTTTGACAGATAGGCAATCATAATAATAAAATGACTTCGGAATATGCCAAAATTCAATGATTTTCCCAAGTCCGTCTAAATGATTCACTAAATTAACTGCATCATCAAAAGTGCTCAAATGCCATGTTAGAGTGGGTTTCGACTCATTGTATGACTCTAATCCCCTACTAGTACCATTCATCCCATACACTTCATTTTCGACAAAATGAGGGGATAAAACATCCCCTACATCATAACCAGTTAGGACACAATTAGGGATTGTAGAGGTATCAAAACCATCAATAATAACCTTTGGTATCATGCAATCCCCTCTCTAGCCATGATTTTGGCAAATTCTTCGTATAAAATAGCGCTGACTTTTTCTTTGTCTAGATAGACATCCGTATTTTTATCAAGGATATCTTGCAACAGAGCAAGCACCTTAACAAAAAATAATGACAAGTCACTTGTAGCAGAACCGACTGTAGTTTTAGTACTAATATTGCTTGATAGTAAGTCATCAGCTGTGACGCTTGGTTTAGCATCGATACCGAGAGATAGACTTTTACCTGTTATGGTGCCTGCAAGATCGTCAGCCATGCCAGATACATTTGATTTAACCTCTTTAAAGCCATCCATCAAGCTATTGTTGAACCCTTGCATGATTACTTTACCTGCGGGTTTTAGCAAAACCCTATCGTATGAGATAGGCCCTTTGTGCTTACGGATCCAGTCAGCAATACCCCCAACAAAGCCGGTGATTGCCCCCCACATCGATTTTAGTCCATTTAGAAATCCTTGCATGATTGCACGTCCTGCACCAACTAAGTCAATACTTGCTAAACTGTAAAACGCATTTTTTAAACTGCCAATAACAGATTTTATAGTTCCACTTACGCTAGATACAAGATTACCAAAGCTGCTAAATGCTGTTTTTATAGCGCTTATCGCACTGTTGATAACACCTTTAGCTATCACTACTGCATTTTGCATAGCTGACCACGCTGCCGAAAGTAATCCTTTTAAAATATTTCCAGCATTCCCTAGATTGCTAAATACCAATTTAATACCATCAATCGCCAAAGTTATCATATTTTTAGCTGTCGAAACTACTGTTTGGATGTTCCCCCAAGCACTGCTTAGCATACTACTTAAACCTTGCCCAGATGCACCTAAGCTAGTAAATATACCAATGACATTACCAACCCACTGGGCAACGGTTTGTAATGCCGGTGAAATAGCATTAAAACCTTGTACAAGCCAATCAATAATTGGCGTTAAAAACTCAATAACAACTTTTAAAGCATCAAATGCAAAGCTAATACTGCCAAGGATTCCTTGTAAGACTCCGCCGAGAAAAGCTCCTAAAATTTGAAAAGCTGGCATCAATGCGCCACTTAATATTGTTACTAGAGGTTGGCAAGCATTCCAAAGATTAACAAAACTATTTACAAGCTGACTAATCGCTGGACCTACAATAGACATGAACGTTTGGAACCCTGTTTGAATTGCTGGTAAGATTGCTGAAATCAAAGCCTCAAAACCACTAAAGTCTAATCTAGCTAATCCGCTGATAATAGTGTCTATCACTGGTGCAACTGCATCACCGATGCTAGTAAAAAATGATGGCAACTGCCCAAAAGCGGTTTTTAAACCATCAAAAACAGGTTGTAAGTTTTGACCAATCTGCGCAAATTTAGCAGTAATAGGACTTAAATCAATACTAATCCCAAGGCTACTCATTAGCCCTTTAAATTGACTGGCAATAATAGGAGTTGCTGCTCCAATAAAAGTACCAATTGCCGATGGTAATCCTTTAAAGATATTTGCCACCATCGGAATAAAGTTACCAAATAAGAAATTAGAAGTTGTTTCAGCCAGTCCTCGTAAAGCAGGTCTTATATCATCTCCTAGTGATAAACCTGCCAGTACATTTGTAAAAGAGGACTTCATAGCAGCTAGAGAGCCTGAAAAAGTTGTTTTGGCTTCTTCAGCAGCTACTCCAGCGATCCCCATGTTATCCTGTACCAAGTGTATAGCCTCAACCACATCAGCATAATTACTCAAATCAAACTTCTTACCCATAGCGGCAGGTAGCTTTTCAGCGTCTGATAAAAGCCGCTTCATTTCCTCTTTTGTACCGCCGTACGTTTATATTCGCCATAAGTCGTTAATTTATGACCGTTCTCTTATGAACTGCTATATATTTCTATATAGACTAGACTATATCTTGCGTATTGAACGCCCTCGCACTTCCACCTACTTAGGTGTACTCTACTCCATTAAAAAAACACCCTTGCGGATGTTAATTCTGTTTCGATAGTCGTTACACTTTTATGAATTAATTTTTGATCTATTACCTTTTTTATACAGGAATTGATACCCTCTAGTTCTACCGCGTTTGCCAATTGTTCCTAGTAGCAACATTAGGGATATATTGCTTATCGTGCAATTGAAATATTTAGCAGTTTCTGAAATACTTTCAAATTCTAAGGTTTCAATAACATCTAGCCACGCTAAATGTCCTCCGCCTCTCTTTTTTCTTTCTTCTGCATAATGCTTTACAATGATTGATTCACTTCTGACACCTATTGTTTCAAATCTAGAGTTGTTTTCCGAATATGTCGCCCATCTTAGATTGTTAATAGAATTATTTTTTCTATCGCCGTCTATATGGTCAACCGTCGCTTTATTTTCTAAATTTGGGATGAAAGCTTCTGCAACCAATCTATGAATAGGAACTTTTTCTGATTTATTATCTTTATATAAATCAACAATTAAATATCCATTTCGTTTGTTTGTAAAAGGTTTTTTAATTCGTCCTGTAATATCATTTCTAACCACTCCATTTTCATTAATAGAGTAGTTTGTATTTCTTGCAATTTTAACCCACATAATCTATTCCCTTTACCACGTATTTATATATTTATTTTATCGTACAAATACAGTAAAATCAATAGTTTATTCCACTTAATTCATACTTAGCACGGTATTGTCATGCACATAATAATGTGTTTAGAGTTCCACCGTTTTCACGAGGTTTATACTGAGCTAGTTTTTTAGGTTTACCCAGTTTTAAGTTATCCAACATCGTGTAATTCTGCTTAGCAAATCCCTGGTAAGCCATTTGGATTGATGTAATATCAGTACCCATCTTAGCAGAGTTGTCAGCCATGTCCATGATTGCCATGTTAGCAGCCTTGGCAGCCGCAACAGCGTCTCCTCCAAGAGATTGTTTAAGAGATGCACCCATAGATACCGCTTGTTCAGCATAGGTATTTGCTGATATACTAGCTTTGTATGCTTCTTTAGAAAACCCTTTGACAGCAGTTTCAGCACCTTTGTATAAGGTATCGATACCACCAAAAGATTGCTGTAAATGGGCACCAGCGGACAAGGCAGACGAAATCATCTTACCGATTCCAGCAGCTGCAATGGCACCACCAATCATTTTAACGAGATTACCACCAATGAGCGAACCAGCGCTCAAACCAGCCGACCTTGCTTCTGGATCAAGTTGCTTTGAGATTGCTCCACTTATTCCACGAGCGGATGGCATAATTTGCACATACGCTTGACCAAGTTCTGTTGCCATTAGCCATCACCTCCTAGTAATTGTTTACGTGCATTTTCAAAATCCTCGCCAGACGCAAAAGAAATGACATCATTAGCTTTTTGTGATTTAGATCCAGATATAGCTTCCACCACGGATTTAGGTTTGTTTTGACCAGATTGACCATCCTTAGTTTTAGACCAAAACAGCAAATTAGTATTATCATAAATACCAGCTAACAAAACAGTATCCAAAGCCTCAGTCTCTCCAGATAATGCCATTTTTATCCTAGAGTTAGATCTCAAACCGACAGCAAAAACAGCCACCTGATAAGCAGGTAGCTGTCTGTAATCATATATGCCGTATGTTTCAGCTAAATCACAAGTCAATGCATCATCATCTTTTGCTATCATCTGAGCGAGGATTGCTAGTTTTTTAAATCTTTTTGACTTTCAAAAATTTCTTTGATTTCTACTCCGATAGCTTCAACGTCTACGATACCTTCTGCATCTCGTACATGTTCTTTTAGAGACTTAGCAGCATCACCAAGTAACAAATTAACGATTTTAACCACTGCTGTTGGATCGGTTTCCTCTTCTGCAATAGCTTCAACAAGTTCAAAGTTTTTTAATCGTTTTTTAGGGATTTCGTATTCAAATCCTGATGTTGTTTTTCCTTTTAAGATTTCCATTTACTCCCCTTTACATTTCAAAGCTGTTTTCTTTTTTATTAGCTTCTCCAGGTTTTACAATATACTCATGATGAGTATCTCCTTTTTCATCTGGAAAACATTTTAGTGTTGTTTCGTATCCGACAACTTCGCCGTCAACATACTTAATTTCACCTACCTCATCGACTTTTGCATTCGGTAAAACTATGCGCTTCAGAATTCCACCATTCATGATCATATCAATAACGATAGCATGAGCTTCAAGTTCTTTTGAATTTGATTTAATATGGATTCCCTTATCTAAATCTCCAGTAACATTGGCAGCGCCATAAACTTCTTTTAAGACTTCTACATTTAGTGATTCAATCAGCTTATAAGTAAATTTATCCTCTTTTTCTGTCTGCACAGATCCAACAATATCTCCGCCCCAAGCTTTGATATTCTCAGATGAGCGTGTATCTTCGTTTTTTACGCCATCTTCAGATACATACCCAAGATTTTTAAATTTGACATCAAGCTCAGCGGTTGCATCTTTCGGCAATGTTGTCCCCAACGGTGCAGAATAAATAGCTCCGCCTGCTTTTGGCTTTGCAGATGTTACATTTTTAGTATCATTTGCCATTATTATCTCCTTTTGTTAATAGTGATTAATGTCAAATACGGCTTGATAGCGATAACGCTTAGTTGCTGTATCTGTAAAATTGTAGTCAGCGTTAAGATGTACACCAGAAACTTGTGGCAAGACATCAAGCTGCTCAATTACTTGCTTTACTTTGTCATTAAGTAAAGCCGCCTCATACAACGATTCGGCATAACTTTGAAAAGCAAATGTGGAACTTAGCAAATGATTTTGCTTAGCCCCACTAGTCTTTTCTAAGATGATAAATCGTGCAGGTTCATCTTTTTGATGTTCAAAAAAAGACGGCACATCTAAGTGATCGTCTAAATATTTTTTGATAATTACTTCAATCAATCATCGCACCGCCTTCAACAATGTGTTGTTTTTTGAATTATCTTTCTTGGCCTTTATGGTTTTAGCACTGACCATAGCATTAGCCCTATTTTTCCCGACATGGATATCTTGGGCGTAACCATCACCACAACGTTCTCTGATGGCTGTGGCCTTAGTGGTTAATACCTGCTGCATTTCTGATGATTTCATCAATTCAGCAACACCAGCTTTATTGAGCTTGAATTTAAACTTACTCATATCTTTCCACCATAACTTTCTTATTCCATTCAAGCGGAATAAGCTCTTCAATACCTTCAAGAGCTAGGCCGACAGTGCGCCACTTTTCTCCAAAGAATCTAACTTCCTTATCTCCCCAATCGTGGTTGTCTCCTTTTGGAATAGCTAAAGTGTAAACAGCTTTTTTTCCTGAAAGGCTAAGCTGGCTTGTTATGTCATCGCTTGTTGCTGGCGATACAAGGACATTATCGACAGATATTTCTTTATCTTTTTTTATTGGATTTCCGAAAGGGTCTATATCGATAGTTACTTTATCTATCAAAGTAATCGTTATCCCTCTTAATTTCCCCATAAAGCTCAATACCTCCATACCTCTGCTTTTTTAGACCAAGCCGTTTAAGCTCATTGTCTTTTATAAACAGTCCCCCTCCTGGAATCAAATAAGTTCCAGACCAAGTGTAGCCAAGTGCCGATTGACTTTCTTGCGACATCGGTTCACCTTGAGTAGATGTCATGAGTGTTCTAGCTACAATGTCAACCGTAACCGATTTAATAACATTAACAAAATAAGGCTTATCAACCATCGTTTTATCTAAGTCTTTGCCAACTTTGTCAGCTTCCATTCTTAATGTATCTGATACGACTTTCAAGAGTGCATTTGCACGTTTCAATTCGTCAACAGATAAGGGACGCCATAACAAAATGACGTCATCTGTTGTTGCAAAATTGCCCACTTTTACCTCCTAACCAGGCAAGGGTGCCTCTAATTCAGGTTTCTTAGCTTTAGAGCTATATTTTATCCCAGCAGCATCTAACTGACGTTTAATTTCTGCTACTGTTTTTGCTTTTTCGCCTGTCTGCTGTTCAACCAAAGTCCAATCTCCACCACAAACAGGGACGGAGCTATAAAAACTAGCTCCAGTCTTACTGTTAACGTATAACATTATACTTCTCCTTTAGTGACACGAGCAAAGCTCTTAGCGTCCAAAATACCCCAGCCGATATACGCCTCAGCACGTAAGTAAATTTGGTTATACCCTTTAAGGTCTTTCCCCGAATTATCAGGATCACCGTATTTAATGATTTCCATTGGAATTTGTTTTGCATAACCCCACTTAAACATGCTTTCAAAATCGCCAATAATTACTAAATCTTTGGATTCTGCTTCATCAGCTCCAGCACCAACAGTAGTATTGACGGACGATTTCAAGCCATTGATGCTATCTGGATCCGCTCCCCAAGCAAGTTCAGGGTACATTTTAGGCCCCATCTCCCCATTGGTAACTTTCGCCAGTGCTGTTGAAAACTCTGTATCCATCGCAAGCCCTGTCACTACACCTTCAGCCCCCTGAATTAGATTAACAGCTGCTTCGATATTTGCATCAGCGTCTTCGCTCTCTGTAAATTTAACCACTTGCGTCACTTTACTATCAAAGTGATTCGTGCCGATAACGTCAGACGCTTTTTTTGTACGTGGATTGATACCATGCATCGCCATTAGGTCAATACCACGAGCGAGTTTTTTCGCAAACCCTTCGTTAAAAGCTTTCAAAATATCAATCTTTTCCTCTTCTGTTGCATATAAAAATTCATCAGAAAGACGAGCACCATACTCAACCTTGATTGGTACGATAGTAACAGGCTCTAGCGATAAGCCACCGTGTGTTTTTTTACCGTTTTCAGCAACCACATCAATATCAGAATCTAATGTAAACGTAAATTCTTTAGATCCGTTAAACGGAATAGGTTTTTGGCTAGATAGTTTAGCTAGTGAGCTATGCCCCTTAACTTTATTGATAAGATCTGATACTAAATGTTTGTCAAATAAGCTCGCTTTTGATGTTTCTGTTCCCATATTTTTTCTCCTTTAATTAATCTTCTAATCTTCTGTACTTAATCCTTGCACTAACGCTCTGTAATTTGCGTCTGCATTACTATCGATATTTGGTTCGTTTGATTTTGCTGGCGGTTGTGGTTGGGATGGCTTAATAAAGGATGCTAAGCGTTCTGCATCTACTTTGAGTCCATCTTCATCATCTCCTTGCAAACGATCAGCTAAATCAATTGGTAAGCCATACTGTAACGCTACCTTTGTCCGTAAATTTGCCGTCTCATAATCGGCAATTTGATTCTTCAGGGTGCTAATCTCTTCCGTATAGCTATCAGTGTTTGATTTAGCATCATTCAAAGCAGTTTGTAAGCTGCTGTTTTCGGTTTCTAGTTCTTCAACACGAGTTTTCAGTTGGTCGTAATCTTGATATTTCTCACGTTCTCGAGCAATGCGAGCTTTCACAATCGTGTCCAACTCTTCTTGTGTTTCAATAACTTTAAATTCTGACATATTAACGTCCTTTCTCCTGCTTTCCCGGCAGTTCGGTAGATTTTTTAGCAGTAAAAAAACACCCTTTCGGATATCGTTTTTTTAACAGCTGGTTCTTTGCTTTCTTTTTGGCTTCGTTGTGTAACAAATCCAGTGCGCAAGCAATGCACTGTCCATTAAGCTAATGTCTCTATCATCATAAAGCGATTTATACCCAAAACCACCATTAGAGCCAATTTGCCTCTTTTCACAGTTTGTGACTACTGCTGTCAAAGATGGCTGATCACTATGACAAATGGTTTCCTGCATGATCCCCTGCTCCCACATCATGTTAGCTGTGATAATTTCAGCAACTTTAGGCAATTCTGGTTTCTTTAGACCTTGATCTTTCAACTCCTGAGCAAGTAATTCTTGACCACTTGCACCATCAATGACAACCTTAGCGATATCAGCCGATTTCAAAAAATTAATAATCCATTGAGTTCCATTTCTGACCGATAAACAGTCAATAGTCTCAACAAATACCTTATTTTCTGATGTTCTTGCTGCAATTGATAGTGATACGTTGTTGCCATCTTGACCAAACTTGATACCGACAAAAAGCTTGCTTTTGAGTTCTGGCACTTGCTCAACTTTGAGTTTTGCCCATTCTTTTTCGGATATAACTGATTTTTGGTTAAAGGATGGCCAATAACCTAAGCGTTGGATGTTGTGATCAATCTCATCTTCACCTAATTCAGCTTCGATTTTCCTCTCGTTGAGGTGGAATCCCATAGATGGGTTGGAAATATACCAGGAAGATACATCGTTAATCTTAACCATCTCAGGAACTGACCATTCAGCCCAACCAGAATAACGCTTATTGCCTTTTAAGCAATCTTTCCGATATGCTTCAAATACTGTACCAGTAGATACCATCGTTGGCGGCGTTCCACACATAATAGTCATTGGATTATCACTATCAGTAACTGTGTACTTCAATGCTGATTCTTGCTCAGATGTGTATTCTTGTGCCTCGTCAATGATAAGTAAGTCAAATCCCTCACCAAGTCCACCGTTTGATGTCCTAGTTCGGAACTGGATAACAGCGCTGCTGGCTTTGAACTCTATACGCTCTTGACCCTTGGCTTTATTTGATATAAAGTCTTCTCCATCAACATAACCTGACATCTCAAGGTATTTTTTTACCTTTTCGAATGATGCATGAGATGTGCTAATTCGATGAGCTGTATGCAAGATTTTTAAACCTTTATGCAAAGCCCACAGCTCAACAATATAGACTACTTCCGTCTTACCGTTACGCCGTGGGATAGCATACCCATACTTTTGATGAACCCACAGACCATTTTCATCTATGGCCATAATTGGGATAAGCATATTTACTTGCCATGGATAGCAGCTTAGCCCTGTTTTTTTGTAGTAATTAATAGCTTCATGCGCTAGAGATTTAGCAAAATGTAAATTTACCGATTGAGTAGGTCGCTGATTGCCAAGCTTTGTTTTCGTCTTAGTAACCATACTTATTCCTTTCAATCGTACTGCCTAGTTTTTAGCCATGCGACAGGGCACAATAAAAAGTCGTATTGCTACGACTTTGATTTCTAAAGGGGTCGAATTCGTTTAAAATTTATTTTCCCCATTTTCGCTTGTAATTTTTCTTAATATAGTTAACGTCAATTGCAATATCTACAATAGCTGATTGGTTATCTAAAGTAGCAGCTTTAACAGACGCAAACTCTTCGTTTGTTGCCAGAGCGTTTCGTTGAACGATTGATTTTAGCTCCATGATTTCTTTGTTTTGATTTTTAATTGCTTCTGCTTGCATAGCATTTTCCGCAACCAGCATCACAATAGCCCGTTCGAGTTTACGTTTCTTTTTGATTCGCTTATTCATCGCCTTCTCCTTTATTTAACTTTGTTGCACACGACATTTTAGGGACAAAATTTTCCGCAGCTTCTAAGGCTTTTTCGTAAGCTTCTTTTGTTTCATTGACTTTATTCATGATTTGTTGAAATTCGTCTTTGTTTTCCCAAGTCATTTCGACATTTAATGATATTTTATTCATATTTTTCTCCTTTTTGGGCATAAGAAAAGCACCAGATTGCTCTAGGTGCTTAATATATTGCGTTTTCTGGATCTGGATCAATCGCCACCCCGCTATTAATAGCTTTGTTTAATTCCAGTGTTGCATCTGGTAGAACCTTTTTCCACTCATCAAAGTAAACGTCTGGCTCCCAAAAAAATACTCTATCAAGCGAGTCTTCTCCAAACTTTTCAAGATATTGTTTTTCAGCGTCGTCATATTTTTGACGCAGTTGCCGATGTAATTTTGGTTCCATATTTATCACACTTTCACAAATAATCCAATAATAAAATTCAAAAATTCAGGGTCGTCATTGATTGTCTTGTAGTCATATTTCCATGTTTTTTTGTCAAAGGACTTAGCAAATCGTTCTTCAGGAACAAAAATACCTTGTAATCCCATAGTGAAAACTTCAGCTGCATCGCTGTAGTATTTACCAATATATGGTGATATAAAGTCATCTTTCTTAGTAACTTCCCCAATACCATAATTTGAACTTGGAAAAATATCTTTCAAGCGAACCTCAGCTTCATTAGCAGTTCTTTTATCTACCCAGGCTTTCTCTAATCTTACTAAATCAGGATTAACCAGTTCAATCATATGTCCTATCTCATGGTAAGGTGTTGTTTTTCTTGTTCCATTTGTAGCAATAACTAAATCTTCATCATATCCATCGAAGTAACCGCGCTTCCTTTTTATAGCTTTTAGTTTTTTACCAATACCGTCCGGAACAGCTGCCCACTCAGTTGGATAATTTTGAAAAGCCTCTTGTAGCTGGTCTTTAACAAGTTTAGATGAACCTTTTGCCCAAGTATTTTTAGGTATTTCTCCACCGATTTCACGAAAATTTGAGAAAATTTCTTTTAATTTCTCTTTATCTCCTATATGTTCTGAAACTCTAAAGTGATAATTGATACGTTTCCCTATATCAATTATATCACTCGGACCAACCTTTGTCATATCTAACTTAGCGATATCATTTTTGATAGATTCTACTAGAGCACTTTCCTTAAATTTTTCAACCCTTTCTATAGATTCTTGAGTTTTTTCTTTCTTTCGCCAGATTTTACTCCAAGCACTCTGAACTTTTCCATTCTTCGGGTCATAGTCAAGCGTACATCGACACCGCTGATGTCTTCTCCATACGTCCTTAGGGACTTTTGGATAACTATAAGTGCCAACAACCTCACGACACCATTCACAACAGTTGCCACTTTCTGTTCTGACAACCTGTGGCGTCATACCTGTTTTATATTGTAAATCCGCATTTGCCTTGATGGTATCATCCACAATGGACTGCGAAAAATTAACAATCGGTTCACCAAACAGCCATTTTACATCATCAAATGTATTCTCGCTATCCAAACGATTTACCATCCCGTTAATCTTGTCTCGATTTAGCGGTGGACGTTGCACCTTTAGACCAATCTGAGCATTCTCATTTAAAATCCGCTGAACATCACCAGCATAACCTGAAATCAATTTGTAATTCCGTCCCATAGTCTCATCTAAGAGACGCTTAGCGATATTGTAATACATTTTACCGTCTGGTAATTTATCCGAGCTAACAGAACCTGTCAGAGCCAAAGATAAAAGTCTTCCGACTTCAATAGCAAACTCATTGACTGTTTTATAGGTCACTTTTTTAGCTTGCAATTCTGCAAAAGCCTTGGTTACAACATCACTTTCGCCAAAATACTTTTCAAAATCTTGTCGAACAGATTTTAGTAGCTTAGGTAAGACATCATCAACCATCAGTTGTTACCTCCGTGATAGCAGGTATAGGTTTATCAGCCCCTTTTACTCCCGTTAAATCACGGATAACATCTGCATCCATGAAACCAGGGATAGCTTGATTAAGTTTGATAGCTCCATCCCCTACTAAAGTTAGCATATTTGCATCAGCTTCAAAGAGAGGCTCCCATTTAATTACTGTATCCATGAATTGATTACGAAGATAAGGAAATTCATCTCTTAAACAAACAGCAATATACGCCACATTTAGAAATCCAGAAGAAAAAGAACGTTGAGCTTTGCGTCCTGCTGCTCTCAAATTCTCATGTGCCGCTTTTATTGACTCAACAGACGATGGGTTGTCAGATGGAAAACCAAGGTCATCAAGAGTGAGACCGGAACCACCAGCAAATAGCGAAGCATACATTTTCAAGTGTTCCATGAAAGGGGCCATGCTTGCTGTTGTGAATTGCCCAACTGTTGGCTTGTCGCCATCCTCGTCTTTTGAGATTTCGAGTAACGTTGACACCGTAGCACGCCACTTTTCCATCGGTTCAGCGTCTGGATCCATTCCCAAAACATATTTTTGTGGGAATGAGTAAAACTCAGCCGTAACCTCTGCTCTCTCAAGCGTTCTCTTCGCTGCCTTTTGATGATACATTCCAGCCTTGGTAATGCGACTGCGACCAAATGGTCTAACTGCGTCTGGTCTGTGAATGATAGGTACAAGCAAGGGGTGACCTGTTGGATTTTTAATATTATATGGTTTCCCTTTTTTTGGATAATACCAGATGTCTTTGTCTGTGAAATAGGCCTCTAACGTAGGATTACCGTTTGAGTCAGACTCTAAAATTGCATAACCCTCTGTTAATAAAAATGTAGTTGGGTCAAGTATCCCCGTCGCTTTACTAGCTTCGATAACTTGCATTTTAGGTAAGCCGTCTTCCGCTCCTGGCATGATGTACACAAAGCAACAAGATGCAATTAATGCTGACTGTATGGCTGTATCAAAAAAGATATCAGGGTTATTCGCTTTAAAAATTTCCCAAGCATTAAAATCATCGTTGGCAAACTCCCTGAAAATAATACGGTCCGCAAGGCTATCAACCCCTTTAGCGGTCCATTCTAACACAGACCTGTACATTTCACGCACATTATTTGGCATGACAATACTTCGTGTGTCGTCTCTGTCATCCATGGCATAATAACGATATCTTTTATCAACTCCAGTTTTAAAAAGAGCTAACTTCCTACGAAGATAGCCCATACCCATATAATTCATTTCTGCTCCTTTATTTTTTGCATGACTAAATCTACAAAGTTTTCTTCATGTACATCTATTCCTTCAATAAGTGTTATTCCAGTAAAACCAAATTCAGATTCATTTGCCAAAATTTCCTTTTTTAGTTTTTTATAGTGCTGCGCTAAATTACGTATTTTTTTAGGCTTTTCTGTCACATCTGTGTTAGGATTTAGGACTTTCTTTTTTTCTTTCCTCTGTTCAGCCCGTTTTTGTTTCATCAATTTACGTTGTTTCTCACGATTGCCTTTCTTACGGCATTCTTCAGAGCAATATAAAGTTCTATTGGTTTTTGCTTGGAAGTTTTTTTTGCAAATTAAGCATTTCTTTTTCAATGAAATTCAACCTCCAAAATTTTCTAAATCCTAACGTGAGAAAAAATGTACAGTGACGGCGTGAAGCTCGGCCGACCGACCGGGTAGGGAGATACCCCCCATTTCGCTTCTAAGAGCTTTTAGTATAAATCAATATATTTGCCTAAAATCACTTTTTAAATGCAAAAGATGACCAGTCTCGACTTTGAGGAAGGTTTCTGTTGCCAATTGTCTTTGGCTCGTTGCTTGCTTGGTTAGCAAACAACTTATCAGACTTCTGCCTGTTGCACTGCCAGTGAGTTAACTGTAAGTTCTCAAGCGCTGATGGATGACCACCTTTTGCGATAGGAACTATATGATCTATTGCTGCGCTTAATGGATGTGGATACTTAAGAGACTTGTCCACTGGCTTGCCACAGATACCACAGACAGTGGCTGCCTTTAGTAACTTCTTTTTATTTCTGTCAAATGCTACCCGGTGGGTACCTTTTTTATCTGCCCTTAACTGAGACATGGATGGGCCTTTCTAAATTTAAAAGAGGGGGGGGATTTTCTTACCTGTCCCTCATTTCTTGATAATACTATATTATCACTTTAAAACTGTCATGCACTGTTATTCACTGTCAATCGCTGTCATTTACTGTCAAATTATTTAATTCCTTAGTTGCAACTCTTAACAGTCTGAAATAGGTGCTTTCGCTGCAATTTAGCTCATCAATCACTTGCCATCTAGTCATCTTATCAATATAGACCATGCTCAAAATCGTTTGACTGTCTGTATTTTCAAGGCTATCAATCAGGTTTTGAAGCTCTCTTTGTTTTCTTATAGCTTCAGCAGTCTTCTTTTCAATATCTTCGGCGGTTGCAATCAACTCTACGTAAACACCATCTTGTCGTCTTTTGTTGCCGCCAGAGACTTTATCTGCTGTCCATTTAGGGCTAGAAAGCAACGAAGCCTCAATCTTATCTCGACGTCTGATTAAACTAGCGATATATAAATCTAAATTGCGTAAGTCTTTTAAAATTGCCTTAGCTTTGCTCACTAACTAGCTCCTTTTTGATATAATAGATTTGTCAAATTATTAACTAAGGAGTCAGCTGTGAGCTGGCTTTTTTTGTGGAGAAAAGCCCTCTCTTTCTTTTGTTTTTTGACACAGGCGTACGATGTCAGTATTAGCGCCTTGAATAATAACAAATGACCGATAATCTGCGTTAGATTTGTTTTGGTGTAAGGAGGTTCTCGTTTCTATTTTTTAATTTCGGTCCACCCCCACAGAGCCATTGCAGACTCTTGAGCGCTTGCGTGGGGTTATAATTTTGTCAGCGATACCCATTTAAACTGTGGAAACTGTTCTGCTTGTTTGCGGGTGCATTTAGTAGCCTGATGTGGATTATCAACATAAGATATATACCTGCAAGTTTTATATAAATAATACTTATGCCATTTTTCGCTATATAACACTCCTAACTCTTCAGCCATCCGTTTACCCCTTCATGTAGTACTCGTTTACGCGCTTGCCGCTAGCTAACTCTAGCTGTCTAATAAACCGCATCGCTTCGTTTTTGGTTGCGAACTCGTGCTCCTTAAACAGTTTTTTGTCATAGATCGCGTAAGTCGCTGTAATACCTTTGTTGTAAACTCTCACAACGTGTTTTTTAGTAGTAGTCATGTGTCTCCAATTCATCAAGATAGCCTTGATTGACATAGTATGAGCCAATCAAAATAGCGTCTGCTTCGTCGTCTTTGACCGATTTATTAAATTCTTGCTCCACTTTTGTTTTTGACTGTAATTTCATGGACTTCTTGCTTCGGTCTTTGTAGCTAAACTTCCAATACTTACGCCACGTTGACACATTGATAAACACGACGTTATCAGCTATTAATCCTCCTAAGATAATTCCTGTAACAATACCGATTTTAAGCATGGATTGCTGGTTAGTTCCCATAACTGAATTTTTTTCGACTGCGATTGTACTAAAATAGCAATCGTATTTTTTTAATGCTCGTGACTGGATTAGCCTTAATTGACTAGCCATATAGCGGCCGCGCTCAAAGTAGGATTTACTCTTATGTTTTAAGACACCACTCTGGATAAGGTCTGAGCCTTTAAATAAGGCCCAACCTGTTCCAGATGTTGAGATGTCTAACGATAAAACTAGATTGCTCATTCAAGCACCCCGCGAATGCCAAGGGTTTCAAAGATATTTCTCTTATTATCTTCGATAAACGAGAATACTTTTATGATTTCATCTGTGTCTTTCTTATGCTCTTTAGCAAAATATGATGATGTTAGATTGATTTTAGTTTTGGGTTTAGCTTCAAGAATGAGGTCGTAGGCTGTTTCGAATAACTCTCCATCTTCATCAAGTGACGGTTCGTCGTCAATCTTTTTAAAATCACTAATAAAATCCCATTGCATAGTCAAACTGCCAGAGATGGCAAAGATTCGGTTTACTCTATCTAAAATTAGTGCTGTTCCTGTTCCTGTAATTTTGATTTGTTCCATATTTTTCACCTTTTAAAATCCACACTCGCCCTAAAATTGTGTGTGAGCATTGGCAAGGACGAGTGTAGCAATTTTTTATATCATCAATCCTGTTAACTTGACGATATTCCAACTTTCCTTTCTCACTCGGAAAATATTGATACTGCAAAGGCCGAGCTTCACTTTGCAATAGGTTGTTAAAAAACTATTTTTTATTTACCATCCGCACCGCCGAGCCAATTCAGCTTGAGTAAGAGGCTCTATATTTTGATAACCGCTGACTTGATAATTTTTTTTAAAATCAAAACCTAGCTGAGTTAGACCGGTCTTGAAACGGTCTTTTTCAGCCGTATCTTCAAAGTACACCTCAAGTGTCATTTTTTGATTGTACTTTTTAAACTCGTTTTCAGCTCCTGTGAGCGTTTCTTGGTTGTTTTGGGATAATTGCCAACCATCCAAGATTTCGCCTGTTTCCTTGTCGATTTGTGGCATTTCTGCTGATTTCTGAGCCTGTTCTTGTTCTTTAGTTTGCTGAGCTGCTAAAAGTTGCTCTCTTTCCTCCTCGGCTTTTCGCATTTCCTGCTTTTGCTTTTCAGCGAGATAATCAGCTTTAATCTGACCTAGCACCTCTACAAGCGTCATCTCTTTTAGCATACGGATGTAAGGTTGGTCAGTCATACCATACTCAGCACATTGTCCTGAGATGGTAGCTTTTGCTTTTTCGACCTCTTGCTCCTTTTGATATTCAAAGGTAACCAAGTCCTCAAGAGATTTCATGGTGACTTTTTTGAGGGTTACACCGTCCGCCATAAAATTGCCAGCTTTGGTGTACTCCATAGCTTTTTCGTCAAAAATACGGGGGTCAAGCATATACTCGGATGCCTTATTAGACAGGTAGCTCTTTACTGTATCTAATCGCAGCGCTTTTTGATGGTCTTCGAATTCTTTGACATCAGTTGCAATCTTGTCAATCGTGTCATCTAGTGGCTTGCTTGCCTGTTTGATATATCCATCAATGTCGTCAGCAGGCTTTGAGAGTTCCTTTTTTACTTTGATACGCTCATCAGACAACTGTTTTTTGAGCTTGCGTAGATCAGCTAGGACTTGCTTGTCATCTTTGATAGTTCCAGCTGTGACTGCATAATTTTGGTATTTTGCCACAACTTCGTTGATGTTTTGTTCAAATTTTTCACGATCAATAATTTCAACTTGTGCCTGTGTGACTTTTACTTGTAATTCTTGCATGGTTTCCTCCTAATACTCCAGTTCTCCTTGTACTGGATCATCAGTATGTTCAGACACTTCATCAACGGGATAGCTAGTGTCTGCTTTTTGAGTTTGTTTCTGAGTCTGTTCTTGCTTGTACTGCTCAATCTGTGCCATCTTCCGTGCTCTGACTTCTTCCTGTGTTTCCTGAGGAGTCACATCTTTAATAGCATCAAAAGTATCGCCACCGTCAATATCGGTGTACATATTACCGAGTTCATCAGGAAAAGCCTCTCTAAGTGTCTGAACAAGTGCTGTTTTTCTAATCATTGTTCCTGGCATTGATTTCCAAGTACTTCGTGTATTACCATATTTGTCAAGTTTGACATATTCGTTAAAGTCAACAGTAACTTTGTATCGATGTGAGCGGTCTTTGCGGTAAACAATGGCCCATCCACCTATCAAAACATCATCAGGTAGTTTTAGAGAGCCCTCAATTTCAACCATCTCACCATTTCTCATAACAGTAATGCCAGCCTCGAATCCATCATATCCTTCACAACGTTCAGCACGTTTCATAAATGCCTCTTTAGATACAATCAAACTGAAATCTGTGCCGCTATTATTTTTATAGGCCACAATATAAACTTCGTTTGCAAATGGATTAAGGTTGCGCCCCTTACACAAAGCCAGAGCTTGCCCTACTTGTTTTTCGCTAAGCAAGTTCTGAGGATCAAAATATTTTTTAATATCAGCTCCTGTCAGCAAACTTGGATCAGTTGTGATATCACGTTTAACTTGTTGTGTTGATAATTGATTTGCTATCTCTATTCACCTCCAAAAACCTGCTCAAACATTCCATTTACCATACTTTTAATTTCTTGCTCTTTTGTTAACTCTGGCACTGATTCGCCATCAATAAATTTTAGGTCATAGGATGCTTCAATAACTACAACATCACACCCAAACGTTTCGGCTAAATTATCGATTTTATCTTTTTGCATGTTGTAAGCTTCTTCTGGTAAAAATGATGCCAGTTGAATGCTATCTGTAAGTTCCACATTATAAGCAAGTACATCTTTTTTGTTTTTGAAACTCTTTAAAAAACTTCCGTCTTCAGTGTTTCTTAGCACTACAATTTTTTCTTTGATGTTCATTTCATTTCCTCTTCCTGTGTTTTAGTTGCTCTCCCAGTCTTCACTAAATTTAAAATCATTGGATTTGCTCACATAATCCCTCGACTGCAGCATGTATATCTGTCTGACCTGCGCCAAGATATGTTATTCCCGCTGCTAAAAAGACTTCTCGTGAAGTTAGAACTCCACCGAGCTCATCAATTGCCTGATCAAGGTATATGCTAAACGTTTCAAGTTCTTGTTTAGCTCTGATTTTTGCTTTTTCTGCTTGTTCTGGTGTCATATTTTCTCCTAAATCGCATATTTCTTGCGCAATTGCCGCAATAGTGTCATGTACTGTGATTTATCAACAAGCCCGAAATCAAGCAATCTCTCACGTTCTTGATGGCTTGCTCTGTACCAGATAAGCGTTTCTCTATGCTGTTTTGTCATAACACATTCTCCTGTTTATATCGCTCTATTCTTAATTGGTCTGCTTCTGCTGTTGTCATACCGGTTCCAAAAGCGTATAGGTTTATCCAATTAAAAATTGGCTTAACTCCATTTTTTTCGATTCCTTCGGCGCAGTAACTAGCAAACTTAGCAAAAGTCTCTTTACTCGCCGTTTTACCAAAATCTTTTTTGATTTGTTTGTTAAAAAAATTAAAAATCTCCTGATCCATCTTCTATACCGTCCATGCTTCCTAGAGCAAATTCTTCTAAATCTGGTTCTTTGTAGTCTGGATTCGACCAGCTTGGGACGTTTGAGGTAGTTACACTTCGTTGTTTTTTACTATCGTCAAACCGTTGCAACCTGTCTCTGACCTTTTCTACTGTCGTATCTCCAGATTTATACCAATCAACTAAGATTTTATTGATATACTTCCAACTGATTTTGTTGTTTTCTACCGCTTCTCTTAAGGCAAGGTTGACAACTTCAATTGGCATGTTATCTTCGTGAATCCACTTTTGAATATCTTCGATTTCAAATGGCGATATCATCCGTCCAAAAGTTAATTGGAAATTTTCAAAAAGCTTTTTTTCGTCCATAGCTCCTCCTGATGTTGATGATGATGCTTATTATCTGTTAGTATTTATTGTTATTTAGTATTTATTTATAAGTTAGTATTTATTAGTTGGCTAATTTGTTGATTAGCAAATTGCACATTAGCAAATTGCACATTAGCAAATTAGGTATTAGCAATTTTTTCTAGTTCTAAGTCCTGTTCTGCCTTCAAAGTATTGAACGCCTCGTCGCTTATTTTTCTGTCAGAACAGAATCTATAGGCTTCGGTACCATATCGCCCGCCAAATGATTTTCTATAAGTTCTGATATACTTGGCATTCTCTAACGCTTTCAACTGGCTTCTGATTGCAGATTCGCTATCCTTACAACGTCTAGCGAGTTCTTCAGGATAGACTCTCCATTCGTCTGCATTACTCAAAATGGTTAGCAGCAGTCCTTTTTCCTTATTGAAAAGTTCTTTGTCCTGAATAAATTCATTGCTAACAGCTGTGTAACTACCTGTTAATGTCTTGAAAAATGTACTGCATTAGCTGACAACCCCTCCTCTTGCACGCTTCTTGCTCCATCCTTTGCTGTTTTTTAAAGCTACTTCCCTAAAAATTTTCCGCTTATTCTCTGGCGAATTGTGTTTTTTAATGACTTCGTGTTGCACCCTAGCAATGACCGCTAAGATAACGGTTGTTGCTAACAAAAATAATTCTAATTTGTTCATGTTATACTCCTACTCTTTTTTCAAATTTAATATTTTCAAGCATTTCTGGCAGTGTCTCTTTTTTTGTTTTGTAACGATTGCGAGATTTCCACTGTACAAACAGTTTGAATCCTTTGTAATCAATGAATACGATTCTATGCGTTGGATTTAATACAAACTGTTTAAAGTCTGGATGATCACGCATTTCTGTCGCCCACTGCTTTGCAGTAGCAACTGTCAACCCCTCCCATTGTTGAATCAAGTGTTTATAATCACCATGAGAAGCTGTTTCATTAACATCAACTGCTCTATAAGTAATTTCTGCTTTTGGCATATTAATATCCTCTCTCTTGTGTTATAATTAAGTAAATATTTTTTGTTTGGAGTCCGATTCCCGTCGGACTTTTTATTATCTAATTAAGTTGGTTCTATTAGTAAAACTCAGGCTTAATGTTTACATTGAATCGAAGTCTATCCTTTGGATGGGCTTCTTTTAGTTTCTTTACTTCCGTGATTGCTTCTTCAGATGTTGTGCAATATAGGGTAAATGTTATTTCGTTCATGTGTGTCCTTTCTACTATATGATTTAAAATCATATAGTGTTTAAAATTTTTGTGTTGCTTGCTTGTTTATCCCAAGAATGTCATCGGTAGATACATCGAAAAACAAAGCTAGACTAATAAGATACTCACCTGAAATCTTTGTCTGGTCTTTTTCCCAGTTGCTGATAGATGTTTGAGTAACACCTAATTCTTTTGCCAATTCACGCTGTGACATCTTATTATGTTTAGCTCTTAATTCTGCAATAGTTACCATAGCTGAGTCGCTCCTTTCTTGATGATGATTACATTCTATATGATTTTAAATCTTGCGTCAAGTGTTTTATATGATTTATTTTCTGTTTTTTTGAAAAAATCGTAAATCATATAGTTTATTTAAAACTTTTTTCTTATATGGTTGATTTATAATCATGGTTTTGATATAATTTACTTATCAAAATTAAAAAGGAGGTATCCTATGGAGCAATTAGGGGACCGAATAAGAAAGTTGAGAGAAGGGCGCAACATGACTCAGACTGAACTTTCAGAAATATTGGGCATGAAAACCTATACTACTGTTTCAAAGTGGGAGAAGAATGAAAATTTTCCAAAAGGTAAAGACCTAAAAAAACTAGCAGAGATTTTCAACGTTACCTCTGACTATCTTTTAGGACTCACAGATAGTAAACTTGGGAAAATCACAATACAGAACGAACAACCTGAAATCGTTTCTATATACAACCAACTAGAACAACCTAGACAAGAAAAAGTCCTCAACTTCGCTAACGAACAATTAGAAGAACAAAATAAAACCGTTTCTATATTCGATAAAAAATCTGAGGAGACAGAAGATTATATCACTGACTACGTTGAGGGATTGGTTGCCGCTGGTCTTGGGGCATACCAAGAAGACAATTTACACATGAAAGTTAAACTACGTTCTGATGATGTCCCCGATGAGTATGATACTATTGCAAAAGTAGCTGGCGATTCAATGGAACCACTTATTCAAGACAACGATTTGCTATTCATCAAGGTATCTAGCCAAGTCGATATGAATGATATAGGGATATTCCAAGTCAATGGTAAAAACTTTGTAAAAAAACTCAAGCGTGATTATGATGGCGCTTGGTACTTGCAAAGTTTAAATAAAAGCTATGAGGAAATCTATCTATCAAAGGATGACGACATCCGCACAATCGGTGAAGTTGTGGATATTTATAGGGAATATTAAAGGAGACTGTTATGGCAAAAGTCATATTCCAAGATAACTTTCTCTTAATGGGAACAAATTATCATGAAAAAGAAGCTAATAAAGTTATGGCTGAAATTGGTAAGAAATCACCATACTGGGATAAGGATAAAGATTTTATTTCTGACTACATAAAATCAAACTTCAAGGATATCTACAAGTATTACAGGGTCTCAACAAAAGATGTAGAGATTGTCAGAGAACCTCTTAATCGTCACGATCCAAATGCCATAAAAGTCATGGTAAACAAAACTTTTGTTGGCTACTTTCCAGCAGACTTAGCTAAACGATTAACCCCTTATGTAAAAAAATCTAGTCATTACCAAATGGAAGCAACCCTTACTGGTCGTGGTGGACAATACAAAACACTCAAAAACGATTTAAAGACCGTGGTTACTAAAAAGAAAGATATAACTTATAAGTTACGATTGACTATTTTAAAAGTAGATAGAGTATCAAAAAGTAAAAATGCTGGATTATTAGAGTCGATAGCATCTTGGTTTCTCAACTAACAAAAAAGCCCCACGCTCAAATTTGGCGAGGAGAGCGTGAGGCGAATCTAGTATAGTAAAAACCTGCTTCGCAGTAGGTCTCTTTACTATACCTATTTTAACAGAAAATGAGGTAAAAAACAAATGTGGATAGAAGAAACTGATAACGGTAAATTCAAATTTCGTGAAAATTATAAAGATCCTTACACTGGAACATGGAAACCTGTATCCGTTACTATGGAGAAGGATAATTCAAGAGCTTATAAAGCAGCTCGAAAAATCCTTGAACAAAAAATAACAGAAAAAATAGCGCAATTAAAGGCCTCTGAGTTACTTTTCACGGAACTTTTAGATGAATGGTGGGCGTTTTATAAGAAAGAACTTAAAAGGTCGTCTGTAGCTTCTCTGAGAGGTAATATCGAAGAGATAAGGGAAACTTTTGGAATAGGTGTTAAAGTAGTGAATATTGATCCTAAATACGTTCAGAATTATCTCGATAACCTAGATTGCTCTAGGAATAAAAAAGAGCGTAATAAGTCTATGCTAAACTTAGCATTTGATTATGCTGTTGGTTTGGATATTATCCAAGATAATCCTGCAAGACGTGCTAAACTCCCAAGGGTAAAGAAAACTCTTGAAGACTGGAAAAAGGCTGAAGAAAAATATCTTGAAGAAGATGAAATTAAACCATTATTGAAAGAATTGTACAGAAGACCTAGCACTTACCGACTTGGTTTGTTGGCTGAGTTTATCAGTTTGAACGGTTGTCGTATCGGTGAAGCTGTCAGCATTGAGCCGTGCAACTACGAATCTAAGTCAAGAATATTGCAGTTGCACGGAACATTTGATCATACAGAAGGATATCGTAACGGGGAAAAGACAGCACCAAAGACATTAGCTTCTTATCGTGAAACCATCATGACAAGTAGAGAACTTGAAATTCTACAAGAGTTAGAATTTATGAACGAACTAGAAAAAAATACAAATCATAGATATAGAGATATGGGATACCTTTTTACAACAAAAAACGGTGTTCCAATTCAGACTAACTCATTCAACTTAGCTTTAAAAAAAGCTAATGAAAGATTGGAAGACCCAATTACAAAAAAACTTACTAGCCACATCTTCCGTCACACTCTTATTAGCCGTCTAGCAGAGAATAACGTGCCGCTAAAATCAATCATGGAACGTGTAGGACATGCAGACGCTAAAACTACTGCCCAAATTTATACTCATGTCACAAAGAAAATGAAATCAAGTGTAGCTGATATTATGGAAAACTATTAA